TGGACTAGGTAGAGTAGTAAGCGCATCAAAGTTAATCGAATTATTAAACAATGGACGTTAAGAAAGTAATATTAAGCCGATCTAGGTACGAAACGATTAACACCCATAAAATACTAACAAACTTTGACTTAGTTGTACCTGAAAGCGAATATCCAATGTACGAAGCAGTAGTAGATAATGCAGACGCTATTGTAAAGATTCCTGATAGTATAGAAGGATTGGGTGCAGTACGTAATTGGGTGCTTGACTATTATACTGAAGAATGTGTTATTATGTTTGATGACGATATAAGTCACTTCTTTTCATTACTTAATATACGAGCATACAAAATAACAGATAGGGATATGATAAACACTATTATACTTAATTGTGCGTCAAATTGTAAAGACGCAAACCTGTCTACATTCGGATTTAACCAACAGGGTGCAGATGTACGAAAGTATGATCATACTAAACCATTTAACCTAAAAACTTGGTCAGGTACTATTATGGGTATCATTGGTCGTAAGTATAGATTTACTGAGATTAATAAGACTAAAGTAGATGCAGATTTTAGTTTGCAATGTTTGTTAAGAGATCGAGTAGTTTGGATTGATAGTCGTTTCTCGTTCCAATGTAAACGTGACAATAACAAAGGTGGCAATAGCTTGTATAGAGATCAAGCAAGTGTAGATCGTGAGATACGATTCCTAGAAGAAAAATGGAGCAAGTATATAAAGATAAAAAAACACGATAACGTATATAGCTTAAAACTAAACGTAGAAAGAAATCAAAAAACTGCATTATAAACTTTTTTTAATAAATAAAAATCACTATATTACTGTATAATTTTAAAAGACACTTATATGAAACTATTTACTAAAAGAGGATACACACTACTAGACTGTGCATCTGCATTACAGAAATCTATTCGCAGGGGAGACTACAAAATTGCAGGATATTTTGCCCACGAACTCGTTGCATCCAATTATCACAATTATGTTTGGAAACGATTATTAACAATTGCTGCTGAGGACTGTTACGGAATCATTAATACAGAAATTCTTGCACTTAAAGAATCATTCGACTTTATTAACAAATCCACCAAACGTGGGGACGATATAAAAGGAAGGATATTTATTTCAAAAGCCTGTATCATTTTATGTACTGCACTAAAATCTAGAGAATCTGATCATTTACAATGTCTTGTTTATGACAAAAAAATAGGAATTACAGACGAAGAAATCGAACAAGAATTGCAACAAACCGATAATGATGAACGCATTGAACTTCCTGAATATACATTTGACGTGCATACCAAAACAGGACGGATAAACGGAAAGACTAAAAAAGATTTTTTTATCGAAGAACATTTAGCGTTGTATCCTTTACAACCTTCATTGTTTGACGATTTACCAAAACAACTCTAACAGATAAGAATGGACAAAAGTGAACACATAAAAAAGCAGATAATTTCAGCACTCGAACAAAGTTTGGGTGTTGTTTCTGTTTGTTGTAGAAAAGTAGGTATAAGTCGCACTACGTTTTACAAGTATTACAAAGAGGATTCAGATTTTGCTAAGCAAGTAGATGAAATTGAAGACTTTGCTTTAGACTATGCTGAAAGCCAATTACACAAGCAGATAGGCGAAGGATCAACAGCGGCAACAATATTCTACTTGAAAACTAAAGGCAAGAAACGAGGTTATGTAGAACGTCAAGAAATCACAGGTGCAGATGGAGACAATGTATTCAAAGTAACTGTAGTGGATGAAAGAGATCAGGACTAATAAAGTATATAATCATTTAGTAAACGCTGAAAAAAAAATAATCGTAGAACAGGGTGGGACACGATCGGGTAAAACCTACAATATACTGTTGTGGTTAATATTCTACTATTCAGTAAACAACAAAAAAAAGACTGTTACAATTGCTCGTAAAACATTCCCTTCAGTACGTGCTACTGCAATGAGGGATTTTTTTGATATTCTACGTGAGCATAATATATATAGAGAACAATACCATCATAAGTCTAATCACGAGTACTTCTTAAACGGAAATAGGTTTGAGTTTATATCACTTGACCAACCAACTAAGATACGTGGACGTAAAAGAGATCTGTTATTTGTAAACGAAGCAAACGAGTTGTATTTCGAAGATTGGCAACAGTTAATCTTTCGTACTACTGAAAGAATTATTATAGACTATAACCCAAGTGACGAGTATCATTGGATATATGACAAAGTACTAACAAGAGACGATGTAGAATTCTATGTAACTACCTATAAAGACAATCCTTTTTTATCAAGCAGTATAGTAAGCGAGATTGAGCGATTAAAAAATATTGATGACAACTATTGGAGAGTATATGGATTAGGCGAGAGAGGTGCTAGTAGATCGCTTGTATTTAACTTTCAAACCACTAAACAAATTCCTGAGACTGCTAGACTAATCGGTAGAGGTTTAGACTTTGGATACTCCAATGATAGTACAGCGTTAGTTGAGACATATATTGATGGAGACGATATGTACGTTAATGAACTTATGTACCGTACAGGTATGACTAATCAAGATATTGCTAGAGAACTACAAAAGCTAGGACTAGATCGTAGAGATGAAATATGGTGCGATAGTGCTGAGCCTAAGAGTATAGAAGAGATCCATCGTATGGGTTTTAATACTAAGCCAACGTATAAGGGTGCTATAACTATCGGTATAGATATGATAAGACGTTACAGACTTTATGCAACTGAGAATAGTGTTAATCTTATTAAGGAGTTGAGAAACTACAAGTACATAGAAGACAAGAACGGACAGCTAACCAATAAGCCGATTGATGCCTTTAATCACGCAATCGATGCGTTGAGATATAGTATAGTGAATAAGCTGAGCAGACCTAGATACGGCACATACGCTATACGTTAGTAGTATTTTTTTCCTTCGAGTTACAAAAAAAATCAAAAAAACTTATTAAAAAATTTTGATAATTCATTTACGTGCCTTATATTTACAGTATCAATAACAATAAAAGACAAAAATTATGAAAATTCAAGAAGTAAACACAGGATTAATTGGAAAGAAAGTTGAAATTATCGTAACAGGGGAAATGGTTAAAGGAATTATAACAGGGATTTTTGAAGACAAGCATCGCAAGGGAATTGAAGTAAATCACGAACCTGTACAATGGGGAGAAGACGTTTTTACCAACACAACGTCTACTGCAAGAAAATTTGATGAATTTGGAAGTTTAAGACACGCTAAATTAATTTAAGATGCAAACAGACTTCGAAATACTAGGATACAGCGTAGACCTTTATTATCAAGGTAAATTCTACGGAAGCTACAAGATTGAGCAACCTGATCGAGATGTGTTAGGATATTCAGGACGTAAACAAGAAACGCTAACAGAAAATTGGGAATATAAAAACAAGAAGCTAAAAAAGGGGACTGTTGTTTATACTGAATGTTATCCAATATGTGGACGTATGATCGGAACGCTAGAAGAAAAAATTAAACGATTAGCAGAATCTAAACAACCTTTTGGGAGATGAGCAAAATAGAAGAACAAGTAATAGCTAAGATACGAGAACGTGCAGAAGTAGGGTTAAACAAGTACGGAGTAACAATGGATCGAGATGACCTAAAGTTAATTGATTGGCTAACCCACTTGCAAGAAGAACTGATGGACGCTACTGTATATGTAGAAAAATTAAAAACTTTATTAAAAAATTTGGATAATTAAAAAATATGTTTATCTTTACTGTATAACTTAAAAACTAAAACAATGGAAACTAAAAGACAAAAAAACCAATTGCTAAGAGACGTAGAAGAATTCGTAAACGATTACGAGCTAGAAACTACTGATGACCAACTAGACGACCTGCTAGAAAAATTAACAATGGAGCACGATTTTTATGTAGAATTGGATGGAAACGAATATCGTTTTATTGATGAAAATCACATTTGGGAAATATACGTGGAAAGCATAAAAGAAATGGTGCAGGACTGTTATGATCTTAATGTTCCTGATTGGATTGCTGTTGATTGGGAAGAGACTGCTGAGAATTGTCACGTAGATGGATACGGACACCACTTTTCGCATTATGATGGATCGGAAGACGAATACACGTTTAATGGAGATACGTACTACATTTTTAGAACTAATTAATATGGAAACTCAAAAAGACAAGCTAAGATTCGATATAATGTGGCTAGAGAACGATTTAAAGACTGCTACGGAAAATAATGACATAAGACTAGAGCGTGAAATAAAACGCAAACTAGACGTATTAAAATCAACTTTATTAAATTTAGAGTGGATATGAAAGAAATATTTATTTTAAGAACAACGGAATTGTATACGTCAAACGACGTTGTACATATTAAAACGATAGGATATGAAACTGAAGACGATACGTATATAGAATATGATGCAAGAGCATTGTTAGAAGACATACCTATCTTATACGCAATGGCAAAACAAGCTATTGAGCAAGGAAAGGAATATCAAAATCGAAAGTATCGTGAGATGTTAGAAGAAATTAATGAAGACATTAAACGACCTGTGGGTAGACCTAAGAAAAAATAATTTTTGTTTGTTTGTTATTTAGTAAAAGGGAGTGGCTTTATGTTACTCCTTTTTTTGTATATTAAGCAATAAAAAAGTTTAAGTAAAATCGTTATATTATTATGAAGTTAAAAATAAACGTACCTGAGAGCCTTAATGACATAACACTAGGTCAATATAAGGCTTATGAGAACATTTTAGAAACTAACAAGGATGCAGACAACGCTGAGAGATTTTTGAATCTTAAAATGCTAGAAATATTCTGTAATATTTCGTACAAAGAAGCAACCTCGTTAAGACTCATTGACTACGATTACTTAGTTAATCATTTATATAATGTTCTAATGGAAAAACCAAATTTAGTATTGACATTCAAAATGGGCGATAGTGAGTTTGGATTCATTCCTGATTTAGAAGAAATGACGTTTGGAGAGTATATTGACTTAGATTCCAATATTCACGATATTAAAAACATACATAAAGCTATGGCAGTATTGTACAGACCAATTAAGTACAAGCAAGGAGACAAGTATGTTATAGACGAGTATAAAGGCGATTTGTTTCACGAAGCAATGTTGAATATGCCAATGAGTGCAGTTGTATCGTCTAATGTTTTTTTTTACAATTTAGGAATAGAATTGTCGAGCGTTATGATGAACTCTTTGGAGAAGGAGAAGCTAACACCACAGCAATTGCAGGATTTGGAAAGAAGTGGGGGTGGTATCAGTCTATTTACTCCCTTTGTAACGGAGATATTACAAAATTCGAAGATGTAACAAAACTGAATGTCAATTTATGTTTAACTATGTTAGCATTTACTAAAGATAAAAACGAGTTAGAAAAAAAACTTATAAAACAAAAATTCAATGGCAGTTAATGACAACATAGGTGCAAAGAGTTATTTAGAAATAATTGAGATACTGAGAAACGAGTTACTATTAAACAACAATATTACAACAGTAACAGTTGGAGACATAACTGAAGTAGATCTAGATAAGCAAACAATATTCCCACTTGCACATATAGTAGTAGGTAACACTAGTTTCAATAGCACAATATTAACGTACGATGTTAGCGTATTGATTATGGATATTGTACACGATGATATAACAGAAGGTGAGCCAAACATTTACAAAAATGACAATGAGTTATACGTTTTGAACACAATGTTTAACATAGGTAATCATTTAACAGACAAGTTATTTAATGGTAGCTTATATGATGGCAATACGTTTGTTGATAGGTCAAGTGTTAGCGCACAGCCTTTCAAAGACAGGTTTGAGAATTTGTTAGCAGGATGGAGTTTCAACTTTCAATTAACTGTAAGAAATAACATAGATAGGTGCAACTAAAAAATCTAAATAACCTGTTAAACACGTGGGGCAAGTATGTTGTTCAGCAATCTAGGACTTATTTAAGTAAAAGTCGAAAGAACAACACTAAAAAGCTGTACGATAGTTTAGATTATGAAATATTAACTTCAGATAAGTTCGTTTCGCTTACGTTCTTAATGGAGCAATATGGAATGTACGTTGATCAAGGTGTAAAAGGAGCAAACCCTAATATTATAGATGAATGGACTAAAGGTAGAAGAAAAGGTATTCAAAAAGCACCAAACAGTCCCTTTAGTTATAAGACTAAATATCCACCAAGCCAACCTTTGTCTGAATGGGCAAAATCTAGGAACTTCAGATTAAGAGATGAAAAAGGGAGGTTTACTAAAGGAAACTACAAAAGCATAGGATACGTATTAAGTAAATTCATATATGCACAAGGTATAGCACCAAGTTTGTTTTTTACTAAAGCATATAACAATTCTATTAAGAGATATGCTGATGAATTAGCAAATAGTTTAGGAGACGATTTTATAACAAATTTAAGATAATGGCAAAGATAAACGCAAGAAGTCCATACTACATAAGTTTTACCAATACCAATTTGGTAAGTGTAGAAATGGATTTATATGTATATACAGGAACTTATATAGGAAGCAGAAGTAATTTGTTTCAATTTATTTCTTACGCAGTAGCAGGGAATGTTACGTTTGAGATTGGAGAAATAGTAAAAGACTATTTGTTGCACACTTTTGATGGAGACTATACAACTGAAAATGTTTGGGTAGAATATAGAACAAAACAAACACTAACTAATGTTTCGGGAACTTGGAGTGCATATACATTATTAACAGGTTTTGACGGGTACGGATATTTTGAAGATGGTGCTAACCCACAAAACGATAGTGGACTATTACAGACCAATACAAAAATAGTTAAGTTAGACGATGCACCTTCAGTTATACCCGTAGATACTTCAAAGACAACACAAGTAACATACGAGTTAAACGGAACACAAGTATATACCAAAGCTATTAGTAGTAGTTTAGAAAGTAATGAGCAAATAGAATACGTTACAAGCGGTGTTAATGGTGCTGATGAGTTTGAAGATAGAGTAATACAAGACGGGGGAACTTTTGAGGATAGTATATGTTTACAGGAATTTATAAACGACTTTACACTATTTGATTTTGATACTATCTATGTAGATACTACTGATGGAGTAATTAAACTAACAGTAGAAAATGTAACAGAGTGCAAATACCAACCATATAAAGTAACATTTGTAAACAAGTTTGGTGCTTTACAAGATATTTGGTTTTTTAAACGTAGCAATGAAAGTTTACAAACCAAAAACGAAACATTTAAGCGTAATATAATAGTTAATGGTAGTTATGATATTAGCAGACACCAACAAAAAATATTAACTAAAAATGGTAGTGAGAAACTAACGCTTAACACAGGCTTTTATCCTGAAGAATATAACGAAGTATTTAAGCAAATGCAATTAAGTGAAAATTGTTGGATCGAGATTAATTCACAAACGTTACCAATAAACGTAGCAAGTAGCAGTCTTACTTATAAAACTCACTTAAACGATAAGCTAATAAACTACACAATAGAAATAGACTTTGCGTTCGACACGATAAACAACATACGTTAATGCAGATAATAGAGTTATACATAAAAGGGTATAAAAGAATTAATGGTAGTGCAAGTTCAGTAGCTACTAATAAACTGATTGATAGTACTGCTACATTTACTGCAACTGTTCAAGTTGGGGATTTAGTTACTAATGTATTTACTAATAATATTGTACACGTTACTGCTATTGACAGCGATACACAGTTAAGTTTGAGTGAGGATATTTTTAGCACTAATGACGTTTACAAGATTGAAAGCGATTATTTAAGAGTAGATATGTTTGAAGACGAAAGCGTAGTAGTTACTGAAAGTTTAGTTAATGTTAGGGATATAGGAAAAGTATTTACACCTTTTAGTCAACAGTTTAACCTACCTGCATCTAAAAACAATAACAAGCTATTTAGACATTATGAAAATTTAGATTTAGAAAATAGTTTTGATGCAAGATACAGACATAACGCAATAATAAAGCTAAACGGAATAGACTACAAAAAAGGGCAGATACAATTCCAAAGCGTTTCATTAAAGAATAATAAAGCATATTCATATAAAGTAGTATTCTATGGGGATACTGTTGAACTTAAAGAGATTTTAGGGGATGCAGAATTGAGTAGTTTAGATTACGGAGATTTAGACTTTCAATATACAGATATTAACATTATTGATTTAATGTGTTCTGATGATGCTACCATAACTACAAACTTTGGCAGTACTGATATACTTGTACCTAATATACACCATAGTAAAAATATGCGTTATGATACTGTAAACGGATATAAAGACGATATTACAGGCTCAAGTTTAAAATGGACAGATGTAAAACCTGCTATCAGGATACGAGCAATAGTAGATGCTA